GATATTATCAAAGAGTTTATGTTTTGAAAGTTAAAGGCTATTTATTAAGGGAAGAAGATTTTGAATTGGTTTCTTCTTTAAATAAAATTAATATAAAGATTGGAGAATCAATAGTTAAGGATAGTAGAGTTTGTATTGTAAACCAGTTAGACTTTGATTGTGATTTATGCTTGAATTTTAAATTTAATAGAAAGTCACCAAATTCAAATACTTACAGGGTTCCTCAGAAATTAGAATTTTATTATGATAACCAAAGCATATCAAATGACTATGATTATTTTCTTAACGGTCAATTAGTTACAATACCTTTTATTGCAGATGTTGGAGATGAATTAACAGTTGCACATAATATGGGAAATTCAAATGTAATTAATATACAGGTTTGTGGAAAAAAAATAACTTAAAAATATATGATTTAGAATTCTAAAAGATATTTATAATTAAAATATAACAAAATGGCGATAAGTAAACCTAATCTTGCTCCTTCAATAAAATTTACAGAAACAGATTTAACCTTTTCAACTGGAAGAAATTTCGGTGTAACTAGTTTGGGTATCTCTGGTGAATTTTTGAAAGGTAGAGCTTTCACACCAATTTCAATCGATAATGTCGAATTATTCACTCAAGTTTTTGGTGAATCAAATGCGTGTAAGTTCGAAGGAACTTCACAACCTATTTATGAGGGTGTTTATATAGCAAAACAATTCTTAAAAGAAAGTGACCAACTCTTTGTTTCGAGAGTACTTGGTTTGACAGGTTACGATGCAGGTGATGCTTGGGGAATTTCCTTCGGTGCAGCATTAGATCCTTCTACGGTTGCTATAACTGGTACTTCATCATTCACAGCTACAATTAATTATGTAAATGGTAATGTAGGAAGTGTAAGTTTCAGTAATTCTACACTTCAAGACCTTTATGATGCAGGTCAAATTGCTAATTCTTCTTTAGGAAGCAGCACACTTTTAACAGGTGACACAGTTTTAGTAGGAAATGCCTTCTTAGGAAATTGTGAAACTTTTGTAGGTGCTCGTTTCAATATGACTGTAACAAATAAAATTGAGACTTATATTTGTATTACAGGTGAAACAAGTGTTTCGGAATCAATTCAGGTTCCTTCTGAAGTTCAAAATTGTCTTGTGATTTATTCGGGCGGTACTGTGACTTATGATAGTACATTCATTATTACTGTTGAAAATTCTGTAGTAGTTCAAAATGTTACAACTAATGAATTAACAATTGTTCCTTCTGGATTTTTGACATTAGTTGGTGGTACTATCACTCATGGTGTTGATGGTTCAATTACAATTGAAGATGGTTCAATTTTCTTTCCTAATGGAGATGTCTTCACAGGTGGTGAATATAAAATATGCGATTTGAATGATAATACTGCAGTTTATAATTGTGAAACTATAGATGGTATCAATTATACTCTTACTACAGGAACTACTATCATTTTTAATACTGTAACATCAGGAACAACTCAACAGATTGTTTCACAGATTCCTTCAGGCTTGATTCAACTTGATTTTTCAGGTACTGTTACAGAACTTTCAGGTATGCCATATGCACAATATGATAACATGGTTGTAGCATTGATGCGTTCTTATGCAAGTTATGATGGAGATGAAATTTTAAATTTCCAAGTAGAAGGTAATGTAATTTCTATTGAATCTATAGATGGAGGTACGATTTATCCTACTGATGACTTTTTAATCAAAGGTACAAAAGTAAATGGTAGTACATTTGAATACAATGTATCTTTAGATAAGAGTAAATCAAATTATATCGCAAGAGTTTTTGGTAACTTTATCCCATGTTGTAGAACAAATAATCCTCTGTATGTTGAAGATTTATTTGAAAATAGCTTCAATTATTTATTGGATAACAATTTGGTATATTGTATCAAACCTTCTATTTGTTATATCAATACTTTAGATAACTATAAAGAACCATATCAAGGTGCAATGACTCCTTGGATTGTTTCTGAATTAAGAGGTAATAGAGTATTTAGATTATTTAGAATTCATACATTTAGTGATGGTAATGCTGCCAATACAGACATTAAAGTTTCTATCACAAATATTCGTCCTGATGCAAAAACATTTGACCTTCAAGTTAGAGGTTATGGTGATACAGATAAAAAACCTGTTATTCTTGAATCGTATTCAAGACTTACTTTCAGAGAACAAGATAATAACTTCATCGGAAGACGTATTGGTACTGTAGATGGTAACTATGTTCTTAATAGTAAGTACATTATGATTGAATTGGCTGCAGATTGTTTGGATGAATCATTCCCTGCAGGTTTTGAAGGTTATCCTGTTCGTGATTATGATTGTATGGAAAATCCTTTACTTGTCTACAAAACACAATATAACCCTACAGATAGAGTTAGACAAGTTTATCTTGGATTGAATGATGTTTTGGGATTTGATGCAGATTTCTTTGATTATAAAGGTAGACCTGCTGATCCAGATGTTCCTTTCTGGACTGGAACTACCAAAGGATTCCATATGGATTCAAATGCAACTTCTGCTACAGTTGAAGGTTATGGTGTTGTACAATTTGAAACAGGTATCCATTCTTTCAAAAATGAAGCTGATTTGGCTGGAACTTCTTATGAACAACTTATTGCAAGAAAATTCACTTTGGTTCCTTTTGGAGGTTTTGATGGATGGGATATTCACAGAAAAAGAAGAACAAATACAGATTTGTATACAGTTACAAGTTCTTTAGGACAAAAAGGTTTAACTTCAGGTGCATTCGATATCTATAGTTCTGAAAATATTAATGATGGACAAACTGTTATTAATTCAGATTACTATGCATATCTTGAAGGTATCAGAAGTTTGAGAAATAGAAATGAATTCCGTATCAATCTTCTTGCGACACCTGGTATTAATACAAACGAACATTCAAATCTTGTAGAAGAGTCTATTGAAATGTGCGAAAGTGAGAGATGTGATACATTCTATATTCCTACAACATTAGATACAGATGATGCTGGTCAGGTTTTAAGAGTAAATGATGTTGTAAGTTCTATTCAAGATTTGTTTGATACTTCTTATGCTGCTACATATTTCCCTTGGGGTCAATTCCTTGATGAAGTTAACAATGTGTTTATTTGGATTCCTCCAACTGCTGAAGTAATGCGTGTATATGCTCTTAATGATAAATTAAGAAGACCTTGGTTTGCTCCTGCAGGTGTTGAAATGAGAACTCAATTCAAACAAGCAAGAAAGAAATTAAGAGAAGATGAAATGGATATTCTATATACTAATAGAATGAACTACCTTGCAACTTTTAAACAAGCTGATGGTTCATCTCCTGTATATGTTTGGGGTAATAATACTTTACAACTTGCTGATACTGCATTGACAGATATCAACGTAAGACGCTTACTGCTTTATACACAAAGATTGATTGAAGATGTTGGATTACCACTTCTCTTTGATCAAAATGATGAAGCTGTTAGAAGAAAGTTTGAAAATAAAGTTAATCCTATTCTTGCAAATATTAGAAACGAAAGAGGTCTTATTGATTTTAGAGTAGTTCTTGATCGTTCTAATGAAGCGTTTAGTTCTAATGAAATGAAAGGTAAAATTCAAATTGCGCCTACAAGAGCATTAGAATACATTAACATTGAATTCGTATTAACTCCTGCAGGTGTTTCAGTTACAAGTTAAAAAATAAAACTATAATCTTATGCAATTAAAAAAATATATATTATTAGAATTAAGAAAAGCTAATTTAGATGAATCAGTGTTTGCTTTAAGTGGTTTCACAGATGCCATTCAATCAGATTTTTCTACTTTCAGACAAGGTAAAACTAAACAAGCATTAATAGATTCTGAAGAAACCGCTATTAAATCAATTGTTCAATTATTTGATGGAGGATTTAAAGATTATTTAGAAAAAGATTTAAGAAAAAAGGTTAGACGTGAAAAAATTTCAATTTTGGCTATAATTTCTAAATATTTAGATTCGCCAAATAATTCAACTTATAAAAATAATATTTTATCTTTAATTGGGACTCCAATGCTTAATTATTTCTTACAAAAAGCATTTGGTAAAGATTCTATATGGAGTAGAATAAGACAAATTACTCCATTTATGAAAAAGGTTTCTACAGGTAATTATGCTTTAGATACTTCAATTTATACAGGGTTAGCTACAGCATTGGAAAGTGGAGCTGTTATGAATGAATTTACAGCTATTGCAGAACCAGACATTCTTCCTAAAGTTTATACTATAGCTAGTGATGGTGATTTTAATAATCTTTTCTTATCTGAAGTTTTAGGTATAAATAGAGGTTTGAGAAGTGTTGGAAGAAGTATTGGTGCAAGTCTTCAAAACACAGGTGATGCATTTAAAGATTTATTTGTAAAAAGAGAAGTTCGAGATAAATTTAAATTGGTAAAAGAAATTATGAAATATTTACCAAGTTTAAAAAAGCCTTTGAGAGGTAAAATAAAAGACGAATTTTTCGGAATGGAACATGCTAAAATTGCTGCATTTTTCAGTGGAAGAGGTGTTAATGTATATAGTAATATTAAAGATATTTCAGTTCCAATTACAAGAGTAGTTTTAAAACATCTTATGGAAAATGCTAAAGATTTGTACTTTGAAGATTTGCCATCTGATATATCAGATATAGTTTATGACTTATTTACAAGTCAAGTCGTAGCACAAAATGTTAGTGAAGCTGTAATTAATATGATGAGAGATGCACATGAAAAGTTGAAATATGAAGAAGATAAAAGAAAACAATACCAAACTAAAAGCAGATACAACCGATGATAGATTGCACTAAAGTAAGAAAAATTACAATAAATCAAATACTTCCAAATGGAGAAGTGTTGACATCAATTATTTATTTTGACATTGATTCTGGTGATCAATTGACAGCTACTCAAGTTTCAAAATGTAATAATGTACAATCATTAAACTTCTCTTGCGCAGTAGTTTGTAATCCTTCTTAAGATGGTTAATTGTGACAACATTAGAAAAATTACGATAAATCAAATTTTACCTAATGGTGAAGTTTTTATATCTACAATTTATTTTGATATAGTTGCAGGAGAACAAGTTACAGCAAATAGTGTGAAGAAATGTAATAATATTCAACCGATAGATTTTTCTTGTGCAATAACCTGTAATCCTTTTGAAGAACCTGTTATTCCAAATTGTTGGTTAACTTCTTCTGAAGAATGTTGGATTGATGAAAGTGGAAATTATTGGGAACTTGGATAAAAAAAAATATATAAATGATATTTATTTAAAAATAAAATAAAATAAGAAATACTATGGCTAATCTATTATTAAATGCTCCTTTAAAATACGAACCGAAAACACAGAATAGATGGGTATTATTGTTTCCTGACGATGTCGGAATCCAAACTTGGGCTGTAAAAACTGTTGGTTCACCAAAAATAAATTTAGAACAAAAGGAGATGTCTTTCTTGAATACAAAGACTTATTATGTTTCACAATACGCTTGGGAAAGCATGGAGGTTACAATTAGAGATTTTATTGCACCTTCACAATCTGAAGCTTTAATGGAATGGGTTCGTCTTCATGCTGAATCTGTTACAGGTCGTATGGGTTATAATGTAGGTATGGCAAAAGATATCATCCTTCAATCACTTGACCCTACAGGAGTTGCTACTGAAGAGTGGTTATTGAAAAATACAATTGTAACAGGTTCTGTTTCTTTTGGTTCTTTTGATTATGATAACGGTGACGTTAGAGAATTATCGTTTACAATGCAACCTCAATATTGCGTTCACTTATTTGGTTAATTTTATAATAAAAAATTATTTTGGGGATGGAATTTTAAAATTCCATCCTTTTTTTTTATTTTTTATTTGACTTGCTATATATTATAAATAAAATTATGGAAATTGAAAAAAATGTTATGACGCAACAAATGCAACAGGTTAACTACAATACCTACGAACCTCAATCGGAAATTTTTCATTTACCCTCAAAAGGAATTTTTTATCCTCCAATAAATGAAAATGGTGATCGTTTGACATCTGTAAAAGTATACGATTTAGTTACAGAGGATGAAAATATTCTTTTGAATCCTGCTTTATTTGAATCTGGAGAAATGATAGATGTTCTTTTGAAGAGAAAGGTACAGACTCCTTATCCTATTGAAAAATTTACAACAGGTGATAGATTATCTATTTTTATATATCTTAGGTCTACTATGGAAAGAATGTATAGAATTAGTGTGATGGATCCTAAGACAAATATACCGTTTGATTATGAAGTTGATTTGTTAGCTTTAGAATTAAAGGAATCTGTAGCACTACCAGGTCAAGATGGTTTATTTGAATATAAATTACCTAAATCTGAAAGAATTGTCAAATTTAGACTTTCAACAGGTGAAGATGAAATTGCAATAAGAAATAAAAATAAAAAAGAACAAGAATTAAGAAAAAATGCCGAACCTTTTAATAGGATTTTAAAATTAGAACAACAAATTGTTTCTATTGAAGGTATAACTGATGTTTTTGAAAAAAGAAATTTCATCAAAAATATGCAAATTGGTGATAGTAGGAAGCTTGTTAAATTTATGGATGAATGTATGCCTATTTTAAATTTTAATATTGAGGTGTCCGCTCCAAGCGGAGGGACTTTTCGTGCGGATATCCCTATCACCGCAGAATTCTTTTTCCCCGATTTATAGCCCAAGTGTAACAAAAAATTATCTTATGCAAAGATTGTATCTTGTGCATAAAGGTAGGTTTTCCTGGGGCGATGTTATGAAAATGCCATTGTGGGAAAAAAAGTTTTATTATGAGGAATTAATCTCAATTCAAGAGGAAGCTCGAAAAGAATTGGAAAAAAATAAAAAATAATAATATTTGGGGGGCTTTTAAAAAAAAGCCTCCCATTATATTTATAATAAATAATAGTTTTATATGGGTGCGTTAGCAAAGATTTTAGAATGGTTATATACAGGTGGTAAGGAAGCAATTAAAGCAGAAGGTTTAAATGCAGCTTTTTTTGGTCCTCAAGGTGTAATGATGGATGTAATTGCAGGAGGTCTTAAAATGATAGAACCGACTTTAAAAAAGCTTGATCCACAATTTTCAATAGGTGCTGAAGATTTTACTCCATTTGGGGCATTAGGTTATTGGAATAAAGTTTATTCTGAAATTAGCACGATTAATAAAGGATTAGGTATTACTGGCAATTTAGGTTTAGCCATGAAAACCCAATTCAAAGATGCATTTATTGCATTGGCTGATGTTGGAATTGAGCAAAAGGAAATCGCTACCAATGTCAAAACATTTATGGAGGATTATGGACGTGCCATGATACTTTCTACTCAAGAAATGGTCAACATGTCTCAAATGGCAGATATTTTTGGTGTAGAATCTCTTGCGATTGTGTCTTCTTATAAAGATTTAGGTCTTTCAATAGAAACCACAACTGCTCGAATGAAAAAGTTGACACTTGAATCGAATAAATATGGAGTTTTGCCTTCGAGAGCTGTGAAGCTTATTAAAGAAAATTTAAGTGCTGTTGATAAATATTATTTCAAAGGAGGAACTAAGGCATTTGAGCATATGGCATTAAAAGCTGCAAGCTTAAATAATGATATGAAGGGTGCCTTTACTATGATTGATAAGATATTAGATGGTGGTATTGAAGGTGCTGTTGAAATGGCGCAGGAGTTTCAGATAATGGGTGGACCTATTGCACAAATGGGAGATGTTTTTGGTCTTATACAGAAAGCATTGAGTGGTGATGTTGAAGGATTTACGAATGATATGGCAAAGGCTGCTGCTCAAATGGCAACAATAAATTCTGAGGGGGAGATCATGTTTGATCCTGCAGCAATGATGCAGTTTAGGCAGTTAGCAGTTAAAACAGGGGTGGATATTCAAGAAATAACTAAGCTTGGTAGAGCGATGGCTAAAGAAATGGATATCAGTAAGCAGTTGGATTTAAGTTTGAAATCAACTCCAGAGAAATTTGCGGAAATGACTAAAAAAGTTGCTGGTGCTGTTAAAGGTAAAAATGCTTTTGGTGATTGGGTTGTAACAATTGATGGTATAGAGAAAAAAGTTCAAGATTTAACTGAAGAAGATATTAATGCTAAATTATCTATATCTCCTGAAGGTGATGAGAAAGACACTTTCAAAGAACTTATTAGATCTAATATGGATTTAGGTGATATTTTGAAAACTTTGGTTGCAGAAATAAAAAAGACTGCGTTAGGGGGAGCAGGCGCAGCTTATCAAGAACTTTTACCTATAATTAAACAAATTGCTGATACAGGTGCTGATACCATAAAAGAATATGCACAATCATTTTCAGACATGTCTGAGATAGCTTATGAAAGATTAGGTGATGTTTTAAATCCATTAGCTCAAGGTGATTTAACAGGTGCTTTCAATGCAGCTTTTACAAATGTGACTGATACGTTATCAACATTTTGGAATATGATTAAAGGTGCTGTTTATGAAGTAGGTAAAGTTATTGGGAATGCATTATGGAATGCTTACCAATATATTGTTGCAGGGTTTTTCTATGGTGTAGATTATCTGATATTTTCACTTAAAAAGGGATTGTTTGAGGCTGCTAATACAATTGTAGCAACAATTATAGGACCTATTTTGGCACGTTTTAATATAAAGCCAAACTTAATTGATACTTCAACAATGGAAATGGATTCATTTTCAGATTGGATGAAAAAAAATAAATATGAAATTGTTGATGTATTCAAAGATTTTGATTGGGGTAATATAATAGATCCTATTTTTAAACGTGCTGAAGAAAAATATAAACCAATACCAGGTCTCAGTGAAGAGGCAAGTAAGTTCATAAGAAATATGATTCCTGATGAGGGAGAAAAAGTAAAGACCACTGTTGATAATAAACAATATTTAGAAGTTAAAGGTGAAATATTTTTGATAAATGCTGATGGGTCAAAGGTACCATTAACTGAAGAACAAATCAGGGAATTAGTTAAGAATCTTATGATGGGTAATTATAGAACTACCCCTAACCCTTAATAATAAAATATAGATGTAAATAATTATAATAAAATAGAATATGGCAACATTATTATCTTTAATAGGTGAAAATGAAAGATTTCGATTAAAACCAAAGAATCTTAATGGAACTGATGATGTTATAGAAAATGGATTTTCATCTTATTTAGATGATTATGGTACAACTGCTATACAAGACTATAGTGATGATGTTAATACTGAATCTCCATCTGTTTCAGAAGTTGGTGATATAGCTTTAAGAGATTCAAAAGATTATAATATATTTCCTCAAGACACTTACAGTGAAGCAGAAGTTGAACGAATTGATGTTTCAGTTATTGATATGCCTGGAATTGATGAAATAAGTGAAGACATCTATCTTTCGAGAACTATATATAACAAGTATTCAAATTTACAATATATTCCACTGGAAGTTCTTGATGCAGTTGGAGTGCAAAACTACGATGGAACATATGGTGATTATATTGGAACAATTCTTTCAAATCTTGAACAGCGTGGAAACACACTTGCTGATATTTTTATTGGTCGATGGAATCTTGAAGATTCTCCAATAGGTGTTATAGGTGGTGAGGCTTTGTATCAAGCATTGACAACTCAATTCAAAGATGGTGTTTCAAGAAAAGTTGTCGGGATTCTAAATAAAAATGTTCTTTCTTTATTGGAAGGCGATGCTTTAATAAGAGAGGATTATGAGATTACAAATCCAAAAAATAGACTTGCAAGAGCTGCCGAATTCGCTGCAAAATTGATTAGTCTTGAGAACCCCTTGTCATACCTTCCAGAGGATGTTTTTAATTACAATAGAAATAGAGTTGTTACTAATGGAAAAGTTCGTTATATTGGCTCAGAATTAACTTATAAAGACCAAGTGGCACTTATACTTCAATATACAGGGAAAGGTCAAGAGAAACAATTATTGAGCCTTGTAGACTTAAATATTTACAAAAATGAAATTGAAGGTAGAACTAGAACTATAAGAGCTAATACATACACAAATTTTATTAAAGGAGCTATAAATAATTTAGATAATTCTGATTTTATTGTTAAAGGCAATTTGATTATACCTGCACCTGATGGTTATTATGAGCCATATGGTGTTATAAGCAGACATAAAAATAATGATAAAAGTTTTGGTACTCCAGAAAAACAATTATTTTCTGATGGATTTTGGTTTGTATGGACAACTGATGCATTTAATCTAACACCTTCAGTTGTTGATGAATCATATTCTGTAGGATGGGTTGCTAGAGATAATCCATTTAAATCTAAATCATTATTATATAAAACACAAGAATTAGTAAATTCTCAGCAAGCATTTTTAGATTTAAGTAAAAAAGAGTTTATAGAAATTGTTGATGGGGATCCTAAAATAATTTCAAGAGGTGATGCAACTACTGCCTCTGGAGAGTATAAAGATGATGATGGTACTCTAATTGAACAGGGTGAATATTTCAGGGTTTGGACTAAACAAAGAGGTTATAATAGGCTTGATAGAACTTTGAGACATCGTGGGTTGGATAATGGCGAAAAACGAAGTGTTCTTAATAATGGTATTCCTAATTATGCTCCGACTATAAGGGAGGCTAATAGAAGTAACGGTCTTGTTTCAGATGAGGTTATTAAGAGGTATATGCTTTCTCTTGAGAATCTTGCTTGGAATGACCATATGGATGATTTACCTGAATGTGAGCAAGGTCCTGGTGATCCGCTAACAGGTACAAGAGGTCGTATCATGTGGTTTCCTCCATATGATTTAAGTTTTGATGAATCTGTTACTGCTAGTTGGCAAGATCATGCTTTTATAGGTAGAGGTGAAAAAATATGGACATACACTAATACTGAAAGGAGTGGGAATCTTTCATTTAAAATTCTTGTAGACCATCCAGATATTGTTCATATTCAATCTTTAGTTGGAGAAAAAACTCAATTCTGGGAAAGATATTTCAAAGGAGATAAGCTTGTTCAAGAGGAAGCTATCAAAAGATATAAAGAGCTTACAAAATTATCGCAGAAAGAATTAGATGAAATAAAAAAGATTCAAAATAATAATTTACCAAGATTTAAGAAGGTTCCTGTTAAAGTTAAACCTAAAAAAGAGGTAGAACAAAAAAAGGCTGAAGAGACAAAAAAGAAAGTTGATGAAAATAAAAAAAAGTTAGAAGAAAATAGTGATAAAAAGAAGGAAAATCAACAAACTGAAGATAAAATTGAAACTAAAGACTTACCATTAGGCGCACTTCTTTTGAGTGTATATTTTCCTAATGATGAAACGACTATACCACTTGCTCCAGTAAAATATAATTATTCTTCAGAGGATGATAGCTATACTGTTGATAATAATTTGTCTTTAAAAGATTTGCAATTAAAAAATTACGGTTATGAAGGTGGACCAAAAATAAATGAATTAGGATTTCTTTCTAGTGATAAATATACTATAGAAAATATTTCAGGTTTAAAATATAAACTGCAAGGGTCAAATACTGCTGTAAATATAAATTATACTTATAAGGAAGGAAAACTTGTTTCTAATCAATATGTTTGTAATAATTTTAAAATTTCAGCTATAGGTTATAAAGATGGAAATAATCTTGGATTAAATAATAAATTTTATTTTGAATGGAAATCTTCATTTTTAAAGCTATTAAAAGGTGTTAAAAAAGCCAAAGTAACTATAATGGGTAATGCTTCAGGTGCAATACCTGTTGGAAGAACTAATACAGCTTTAGCATCTGGTAGAGCAAATAATGTAAAAACATGGGTTGAACAAAATGTACTTAAACTTCTTCAAACTCTTAATCAAGATACTACTGGTATAGAAATAGTAACTCAAAGTCAAGGTGATTTAGAAGACGTTGCCCTAAAACAACAAAATGATGAGTTAGAAAAAAATGGTTTGGCAGGAATTCCTTTTTGTCAGGATTGTGATGAATCTGATAAAGAACAATGTAAAAAAACAAGAAGAGTTGATATTTTTGTTAAGGTTTTGGATGAAGTGGTTGTGCCCCCTGTAGTAGATCCAAATACAGGTGAACCGAATATACCACCGTTTAATCCTACTGGAAGTACAATTACACCTGTGGAAGACAAGCCAATTGTTGAACCTCCTGTAGAAACTACAATAGAAGACCTTGAAACTTCTGAAGAGTTAATTCCCGATGACACTCAAGATAATGTGGATCCAAACGGAGACCCTAACGAACCTGTTATAGACCCTGCGATCCTTAGAAAATTAGTTTATACTGAATGTGATTTTTTCAAGTATCTTGAAACAGATCAGCCTTTTACATATCAAACAATAAGTGAAAAAATAAAATATTTCACCCCTGCGTTTCATTCTATTACACCTCAAGGATTAAATTCAAGGTTAACGTTTTTACATCAATGTACAAGACAAGGTGATAGTATTGGAATGGATGGTGTAGATAATATTAAAAATCTTGCATTTGGTAGACCTCCTGTTTGCATCCTAAGAATTGGTGATTTTTTCCATGTGAAAATTATAATTGAAACTTTAACTATAAAATATGCAAATGATACTATTACATGGGATACAAATCCTGAAGGTATAGGAGTTCAACCAATGGTTGCAGATGTTTCTTTAGCAATAAAAATACTTGGTGGAATGTCATTGACAGCTCCAATAAACCGATTGCAAAATGCATTATCTTTTAATTTTTATGCTAATACTGAAGTTTATGATAAAAGAGCTGATAGTGTAGTTTTTGAACAAAAATTTGATAAGGATGGTAAATTAGATATCGATTCAACTTATGGCACTCTTAAGGCAGCAAAAATTGTCGATGGTATAAAACTTTCATCTTTAATAAAATTAAGTGAAGCTCAAAAGCAGAAAAGGTTGGCTAAAATTAGATTAGAAAGTAGATTGGTTAATCCAACTTCAACGGAACCTGTTGTGTCAACAGAAAAAATTACTACATCTGGTGATATTAATTCATTATTAGAATATAAAGCTAATACAGGTGTACCTTTAACTGCTTATGAACAAATAATGGCAAGTATTGGATTTGAAACAAAAAACAAATTTTTATTTGAAAGTTTAGATCCTAAAGATTCAAAAAGTATAAAGGATACAATGGTTGGGAATTTGCAAGATGAAAAATCTTTATTGAATCAACAAGCTGAACAAATATATAAAACTAGATTCAATTCAAAAAATCCTGATGATGTTGCATATTTAAATAGATTATTAAAGACTGAAGATAGTTTTAGTAAGACTCCGTCTGAAAATCCTTTTCCTACTCTTGTTATTCCTCCACCTGAAAATCCCTTTCCTACGCTTGTTATCCCTTCATCTGAAAATGCTTATACAAATTTTGTACAATCAGTTTTTCAGTATACTCAAGCAAGTGTAAGTGACCCTAACGATATAACAGAAGAAGATGCAAAAAGAACATCTGAAGAATATATAAGAGCCTATGGAAAGGTTTGGATTGATCCTAATACATTAAGAAAAAGATAATATATGGAT